CGAGTAGTTTGAGTGGCAGATACAATCGGAACGTTCGCCTCAACTGCGAGACCCCTAAGTTCTTCTGCGATTGCTTTGATGTACGAGTAGGAATTGACATTTGCGTTACCACGATACCTACTAGAGGCACAAATATTGAGATAATCTATGAATATTATATCAGGTCTGAATGATTTCTTCAACGCAAGTTCATTTAATAGCGATTTAAAATGTCCTGAATGAGCAGATGCAGTAGGGTACTCTTTTATAATTAACGTTCCTTGCGTTTTCTTAGCAAGAGAGGTGACCTTACTCTCAAACATTGGTTTAGGTAGGTCTGTAATCTCTTGAATATTAACATTTAAAAGATTTGCGTCAATGCGTTCAGCAATTTTCTCCTCTGCCATTTCCATAGTAACATAGAGTACGTTACGTCCGTTAGCGAGAGAGGAGCTAGCCATATGGCACATGAAGAGAGACTTTCCAACACCTGTACCAGCGAGAGCGATATTAAGAGTCTTATTAGGAATACCACCTTTCGTAATTTTGTTGAAATACTCCAAGTCGAACGGTATCTTATCCTCCTTTCTGTGGTACGATTCATACCTTTCTTCATAATCTTTGAGGTAGTCATGGCCAATGTTGTTATCAAATGATACTGCTAATGCATCTGAAAGAATACTTGGTATAGCACCCTTTTCTTTCTTAGCATCTTGTCCGTCAGCAATTTTTATGGACTCCATAAGTGCAAGATAGATTGCTCTATCCCTACACCACTTCTCACTAGTATTAAGTAACCACTCTTCATCTGATGGAGAATCATCTAATACTCCAATCAACTCTGTAATCTGTTTGTATAATTCTTCCGTTACATCATTACGCTTTTCTACTTCAATATAAAGTGCTTCCTTAGATGGAAGTTCATCATAATCAGTAATAAAGGTAGCAATCTCTTCAAAGGTAATCTTCTGAGAAGGTTGCTCAAAATAATCACCTTGAATAAAAGGTACTACCTTTCTGGCATAATCTTCATTGTAAAGGAGACTTCTTAGTATTAGAAGTTCAACGTTATCCATAGTGAAGGTAAGTACTCATAATATACTTGGGGTTGCCTATAGGGGCTTGCCCTGAGTGTGGGTATTCCCAAGTGGGTGGGAATACTATAGCATACCCTGTGGTAGCTCTGAATGATAATCCTTGTTGAGGGAACACAGTTTGTCCACCAACAGGAACAGAATTCAAATAGAACAACATAGAAAGACAACGTTTAGCACTAGCATAATCGCTGACATCTACATGCTCATCAAAACGATCTTTACCACCAACATTATACTTCTTAATCCTAAACTCTTCAAAGAATCTAGCAGGTGGAAGGTATTCTGTTGCTGGTATATCTTGCTTATAGCGTTTTAAAACATCTAAAGCATACTCCGATAGTGTTGGTACTATCTTAGCATGATGCTGATTTAAATTCAACTGTGTGAAAGTAGGTCTAGCCTCATTGTCCACACGTTCATGATGTTGTACATCTTCGTCAAATAATTTTATCAGTGCATCACAGAGTTCATCTGGTAATGCACCATGATAATCACGCACCATAACTATATTCCTTCTTAGCACATTCGTCTAAAGCTTGCATCACTTCAGGCGTAAAATACTTTTCAGGATTTTCGTAAATATTCTTCGGATAAACTTTTGCCTCTCCAATCTGGAAGCGGTTTCCAGCTTTTGTAAAGACTCCATGTTTTTCTCCCAATCCGAGTAAACCATAATAGGGGTCGAGTCCTGATTTGTAGGAGAGTCTGAGTTCGACACGTTTGTTTTCCTTACTTAACCTTGATTTATGAGTCTCCGCTTTGATAATATTTCCGACGACTTCCGTTCCATCCTTCTCCTTTTTCTTTCCGAGATAAATGATCGTACTCGCTGCGTACTTGAGGCCGCTACCTCCCCCCATTTCTTTAGTTGGTATGTAAGCTCCGACAACATCGTAAGTGTGATTAGTGACTAACATTGGTATTTTAAGCTTACCTAGCTTTAATGTCAAGATCCTAAAGATTGATTTAACAACTTGTGCTCGTGTCATATCACGAGTTTCCTTACCAGCACTGGCATCTTCAATTTCTTTAGTGGTACTCAACATACCTAAGGAGTCAAGAACAAACATCATTGGTGGACGTTTTTCTTCATTCCCTAACTTATCTAGGATTTTTATACTTTGTTCACGAAACTCCTGAACCGTTGTTACAGGAACAATGATCATACGAGAAGCATCTATACCCCTCTCTTCAATCATTTGTTTTGTTATCGCTGACTCAGATTCAAAATAGATAACACCAGCTTCAGGATTATTGTCCAAGAAAGACTTGACAATGCTAAGAACAAAGAAAGTTTTACCCGTGCTTGACTCCCCCGCAATCGCCGTAATCTTGTTCGCAGGGATACCGCCACGTATCGAACCCGATACCAATGCATTAAAGAGGTAACAGCCAGTGTCGATAAAAGAATCACAGTCACCTGCTGAAACACCGTCACTAACGATTGAAGCGTACTCATTGTCAATCTCCTTTACAATAGATTTCAAAAAATTCATGTTAAATACCTAATAGTTTCTTTTGACGTTCAAAATAGCCATGGAGAATCCAGGAACTACTGTTCATTTTGTCGTCCCCACCGATACCCCAAGCAAACTCTACGTTTGGA